TTGCTGCACAGTCAATTGGCATCATTCCACGTGCAGGCACTTCAGGTGTACCTTCTGCTACTGGTACTGCTAACCCACTGCAAATCATTGCACGTATGGCACGTAAGCTAGACGAGCAAGATGTTGATAGCCGTGGGCGTTGGATTGTGATTGATCCAGTTCTGAAAGAAATCCTGATGGACGAAGAGTCACGTCTACTTGACGCTGATTTCGGCGGTTCAGGCTTGCAGAATGGTTTGATCCTCAACAACCTACACGGTTTCCGTGTGTACGTGTCTAACAACTTGCCAGTTCTTGGTACTGGTCCTGCCACAACTGGCGGTACTAATGCCACTAACTTTGGTGTGATTGTAGCTGGACACGACTCAGCGGTTGCTACTGCTGAACAGATTAACAAGACTGAGACATACCGTGACCCTGACAGCTTTGCTGACATTGTTCGTGGCATGCATCTCTATGGTCGCAAGATTCTGCGTCCAGAGGCTCTTGTCAACGCTGTTTACAACCTCGCCTAGTAATAGGTATCGTGAGTGGGCGGGAGTGTTCTCGCCCCTCACATTTTCTTTTGAGGATTTCACATGGCATATGATTATTTAGGTTTGACTAATGAAGTACTGGCTCGTATGAATGAAGTCCGTCTTTCTGTCGGTTCTTTTAATAACGCACGTGGCTTTCAGGTCCAGTGTAAAAATGCTGTAAACGATTCTATTAATCATATTAACTCACGTGAATTTGGTTGGCCCTTTACCCATCAGACAGATACGGTAACACTGGTTGCAGGTCAAACTCGCTATACTATTCCTGCAGCAACTCAGTCTGTAGATTATGAAACATTCCGTTTAACTAAAGATACTGCTTTAGGTATCAATGGAAAAACTTTAAAAATATTGGACTATAAAGAATATATTGATAAACGAGTAGATCAGGAAAGTACTACAGGTGTAGGTGGCGTTCCTTCTTTTGTTTTCCGCACACCAGATAATAACTACGGATTGTACCCATATCCTGATAAAGCCTATGAATTAAAGTACGAATACTTTATCCGTCCTACAGCACTCGTTAATGCTGGCGATGTTCCATCCATACCGGAACAGTTTATGCAAACAATTGTAGATGGTGCCACTGCATACGCCTATCAGTATCGTGGTGAAGCACAGCAATACGGAATTAACTTTGCCCGTTTTGAAGAAGGCATTAAGTACATGCAATCAATTTTACTTAATAGAACAGACTATGTAAGGTCAACTTATTTACCACACTCACAAAAGTATGGCATTAATGTAGCTGGATTTTAGGGGATATAAATGGCAGATGAATCTGGCCTCAGTCCTTTTGTATTTGCCTGTCAGGGTGGTTTGGTACTTGACCAGTCTACTTTTGTTATGCAACCGGGTATGGCTCTTGAACTAGAAAACTTTGAGCCTGACGTACAAGGTGGTTACAGACGTATTTCCGGTTATGAAAAGTGGATTGCAGGAGAAGTGCCGTACACCGCTAGTGCTACAGAGCCTGTCTTAATGACAGCCTATTTTGGAAATACTATACTAGCTGCTCGTGGTGAAAAGATATTTAAATCACCTAATGCCACTACCCTCTTAAATGGTGCTGTTCTTGTTGGTGATACCACTTTAACTGTAGACTCTACTGTAGGTTTTTCAGCAACAGGTACTTTACTTGTAGGTACAGAACAGATTACCTACACAGGTAAAACAGCTACAACATTTACTGGTTGTACTCGTGGTGCAAATAGCACTGTTGCTGCACCTTATCCTGATAATACTGTAGTATCTTCTTTTTGGACCGAAATTGATACAGGCAGAACTAATGCATTAAAGTATACTTTCTTTAGATATAACTTAGCGGGTACACGTTACATTGTGTGGTCAGATGGTGCAAACCCTGCGTCTAAATACGATGGCACTACAATAACAGATTTAAATGCTACTGGCGCACCTACAGACCCTAAGTATGTAACTGGTTTTAAAAACACATTATTCTTTTCTGGTATGTCCAGTAATCCAGAAGAAGTAGTTTTTACTGCACCATACACAGATGATGATTTTTCTGTTGCTAACGGTGCTGGTTCTCTTGCAGTAGACAGTCCGGTAACAGCTATTGTTCCTTTCCGTGAACAGTTATATATTTTTTGTGAAGAACGTATTTTTAGGCTAGTAGGTAACTCTGTTTCAGACTTTGCGTTACAGCCTGTGTCACGAGAAATTGGATGCTTAAACGGCTTTACAGTTCAAGAATTTGCAGGTGATTTAGTTTACCTTGGTCCAGATGGACTGCGTACCGTTGCTGGTACAGACCGTATCGGTGACGTTGAGTTGGGTACAATTAGCCGACAAATTCAGGAACGCTTTACGGGACTAACGAATGTAGATGATTTTGACAGTCTAGTTATACCAGATAAAACACAATATCGTTTATTCTTTTCTGATTCTAGTAAAGCAAGAAATCTTACACGTGGTATTATTTGTGTTCGTAAGGGGGATTCCTACGAGTTTGGTGACTTAAAAGGTATAGCACCTAGTTGCACAGACTATACTACCGCACAAGGTGAAAGTTTTATTTTTCACGGTGGCTTCGATGGCTACGTATATCGTCAAGAACAGGGAATTGATTTTGATGGTAACACAGTAACTGGTAAATACCGTTCACCCGACTTGACTATGGGTGATGCTGGTATACGTAAAACATTTCAGCGTGTCATTCTAAACTATTCACCAGAATCAATAGTAAATGCAGACTTATTAGTTAGATACGATTATGAATCGCCTAATGTTCCTAGACCTGCTGCATATCCGTTTGACACTACTACTGCTGTTGCTATTTACGGTTCTTCAGTATTTGGAGTTGCAACATATGGTGGTCAAACAAACCCATTGGTAAGACAACCAATTGAAGGTTCTGGTTTTGCGATAGCATTACGTGTTAATGATAGGGGTGCGTCAGCCCCATACTCACTGAAAGGTTTTCAGCTAGAGTTTGAAGCGGCGGCAAGGAGATAGTACATGGCAGGTTATACTAGACAATCATCGTTTGCTGATGGAGATATTATCCAAGCAGCAGATTTTAATGATGAATATAACCAACTTTTAAACGTATTTAGTAATACCACAGGCCACGCACATGATGGCACTGCTGCGGAAGGCCCAGTCATTGGTTTGATTGGAGACCCCGGTGTTGCTGCACCTATCAACAAAGTTGTAGTTGATAATACAAACAACCGTGTAGGACTGTTTATTGATGCCGGTAGTCTTGGTACTTCGGTTGAACAGCTACGATTTCAAGATGGTGTAATCCTTCCTGTTACAACCAATGATATTGATATTGGCTCATCTTCTCTTAAATTTAAAGATGGTTATTTTGCTGGTAATGTTATAGCTAATAATATTGCTTCAACTTCATATAACTCTGACATTATTCCTGATACAGATGATGCATACGATTTAGGTAGTGCATCTGCTGAATGGAAAGATTTGTATCTTGATGGTACTGCAAACGTAGATGCCCTTGTAATCGGTACAGCAACCGCTGTGACCGACATTGATACTGACTTAACTACTGTATCTGCATCTAATGATACACTAGCCTCTGCAAAGGCTATTAAGACTTATGTAGATAGTCAAGTAACTGCACAGGATTTAGATTTTCAGGGTGATACAGGTGGCGCACTGTCCATTGACCTTGACAGTGAAGCACTTACTATTGCAGGTGGTACAGGTATTGATACCAGCGGTTCACTTAACACTCTTACTGTAGCTATTGACAGCACAGTTGCAACCCTGACAGGTACGCAAACTCTTACCAACAAAACCCTCACCACACCTATTATTTCATCAATTAGTAATACAGGTACTTTAACACTTCCTACAAGCACAGATACACTTGTTGGTCTTGCAACTACTGATACACTTACTAATAAAACGCTTACAAGTGCAGTTCTGAATGGAACCATTTCAGGTACATCTATTAAAGATGAAGATAATATGGTATCTGATTCAGCTAGTCATCTGGCTACACAGCAGTCTATTAAGGCTTATGTGGATGCGCAAGTAACTGCTCAAGACCTTGACTTCCAAGCAGATACAGGCGGCGCACTTAATATTGATTTAGACAGTGAGACTCTTACTCTTACTGGTGGTACAGGTATTGACACTGCAGGTTCAGGTAATGCTGTAACATTTAATATTGATAGCACAGTTGCTACATTAACTGACACACAAACATTTACAAATAAAACATTGACAAGTGCTGTACTTAACGGTACAATAAGTGGAACTTCTATTAAAGATGAAGATACAATGGTATCTGATTCTGCAAGTCACTTAGCTACACAGCAATCTATTAAAGCATATGTAGATGCACAAGTAGCTGCAGTTCCTGTAGGTGATATTACAGAAGTTACTGCAGGTACAGGCTTGACTGGTGGGGGTACAACCGGTGCTGTTACGTTAAACATTGACAGTACTGTAACTACTTTGACTGGTACACAAACGCTTACTAACAAAACTTTAACAAGTCCTACAGTAAATGGTGGTTCGTTATCAACTACTGTAACAGGTGTTACACAACCTTCTGGTACAAGTGACACGACAATTGCTACCACAGCATTCGCAGTTACCGCAGCTAACAATGCTGCAGTAGCAATGGCTATTGCACTAGGCTAAAATATACTTGACAAATTAAGTTAAGTATGATATAATTAGTGTACATTAGGAGTAAATAATGGCTAACTCATTTAAATCTAGAACGGACACAGCAGTAGGCACATCCCCTGCTACTATTTATACCTGTCCTGCATCAACTGAAACAACAATTATTGGCTTGACTGTTGCAAATATTAACACCAGTCAGATTGAAATTGATGTACAGCTAGATGCAAGTACACGTACAAGTGGCGCACAGGATAGTGTCTATTTGATTAAGGATGCCCCTATTCCCGTAGGCTCATCTTTAGTTGCTGTTGGCGGTGAACAGAAGGTTGTGTTGGAACCGGGTGATACAATTAAGGTAACATCTAACACAGCGTCATCCGCTGACGTTGCTATGTCAATTCTTGAAATCACGTAAGGAATAACTCATGGGCTATATTGGCGCAGGACCAACACGTTTTAATACAGCAGATGAACTGACTGTAACAGGTGATGCTGAGTTTGATGG